TCAGACCGACATTTCAGATTGGATTCGAAGTCATTGCGAGGGCACCTATGCTGAAATGTGGCCACGCTTTAGTGGCTGTTCTGAGCAGTCAATCCGTCGTATGCGAGATATCGAATGGTTTACACAGGCATTTATGACATGCAATGCACACACCAGCGATCGATTTTTTAGAGATGATGATATGGATTGGTTTTATAAGATAGGCGAAGACAAGCCGATGTCAAAGGTGGTCGAATACGACTCAGCAGAGCGCTCGCGATTCATCAGCATTCTTGAAACAATCAGAAAGACGGTCGAACAGCAACAGGCTGTACCCGCCTCCAAGAGAATTCCTCAAAGAACATTTTGGGCACTACTCACGATTGCTGAGCACTTCTACGATTGTAATGGAAAGTATACGATTCACAGCTACGATCAGTTTTATCGGGATGTGCAAGGGATCGACGCGCGCCTAGTTAATGACTCAAAGCATGAGCAATCAAAAGATCTCAAAATCGCTAAGGCCAAAAATCCACATCTTTCTGATGATGAGATCAGTGCAATGGCTCCTGATAACAATTATTACTTTATGCAGTGCCGCCGTATGGAGGCACCCATCCACCGTGATAATCGTAAAGCAACACTCATTGATGAAACAATGTCTATGATTAAGAGCGGCCAATTTCTATCTATTGTCGCACCGGTAGCAATGGCGAGCAAGTAATGAAAACGCCGTTAAGATATCCCGGTGGTAAATCACGGGCTGTCGAAACACTCATGAGTTTCGTTCCCGAGGATTGTGGTGAGATCTGCTCACCCTTTCTCGGGGGCGGCTCGTTTGAGTTGGCTTTGGCAGAAAAAGGAATTAAAGTCCATGCGTACGATGCGTTTAAGCCGATTATATGGTTTTGGGATGCAATCTTAAAAGATCCTGACAAACTCGCGACGATGGCTGACTTGTATCGTCGAAAGAAAACATACAAGTACACGAAGCCCGGTGTCGACAAAGATGGTAACCCGCACCCGGAACAAAAAATAAGAGCATCCGGATTACCAGAAAAAGATTTTTACAGATTTCGAGATGAGATCTTGTTTGCACTACAGTCAAACCACCCATTTACATTCGACGCAGCCGCTAAAGTTTACGCTATCAATCGTAGCAGTTTTTCGGGTGCAACATTCTCAGGGGGATTTTCAGAGAGAGCGAGCTATGCTAGGTTCACAGATAGCCAGATCGAGTATATTAGAAATTTTAAAGTTGATAACTTTACTGTCAAGTGTGCAGACTTTAAAGATGCATTGAAAAAACATGAAGACTGTCATCTTTATCTCGACCCACCGTATTTTCTAGATACTGCTCGCGCGAAACTCTATGGCGTAGAGGGGGATATGCACTCCTTCTTCCCACACATGGCTCTTTACTCAATGCTGAGAAAGAGAGATAAGTGGATCTTGTCTTACAATAATTGTGAAGAGATTAGAGAACTATACCGAGACTTTGAGATACACGAAGTTGAATGGGCGATGGGGATGAAGAATGTACAATCCAAAAAGATTAAAAAGAAAAAGCGCCAAGGTAAGTCTTCAGAAATCGTAATCACTAATTTTTAAAAATTAAATTATCAAAACACTCTGAATCTACTTGCGTTATTGGTAACACCGTGTTATACTATTCATGTACTTTAGCAGAGTGCATAACTAAAGAAAATAAATTAAGGAGCTAATATGGCTAAAGCCAAAGCAGGTCGCGTGTCGATGCACGATCTTATGAAGCTAGTGAATAAAAAAGCTGGCCGTGCCGTAGCGCACGATCTTACCACCGACAACCCCACATCTGTTAAGGAGTGGATCCCAACAGGCTCACGATGGCTTGACTCTATTATTTGTAAGGGTCAGCTAGGTGGCATCCCCGTTGGTAAAATCACAGAGATTGCCGGACTTCAATCAACTGGTAAATCTTATATGGCCGCACAAGTTGCCGCTAATGCACAGAAACAAGGAAAGCTTGTAGTCTATTTTGACTCGGAGTCCGCAATTGATCCCGACTTTTTAAGTCGCGCAGGTTGTGATCTTGAAAACTTAATGTATATTCAAGCATCTTCTGTTGAGTTTGTATTAGAGACGATTGAGGAATTACTTGGAGCAGCAGAGGATCCGATAGTGTTTATTTGGGATTCTCTCGCATTTACACCATCTATCTCTGACGTTGAGGGGGATTTCAACCCACAATCGTCCGTAGCCACCAAAGCTCGGATCTTGGCGAAAGGTATGTCTAAGTTGGTTATTCCAATTGCAGATCAAAAAGCAACATTCATTGTACTCAACCAGTTAAAAACCAATATCCCACAGGGACCAATGGCGCGCCAGATTGCGATGACCACACCATATGTTACTCCGGGCGGAAAAGCAATGCACTATTCGTATTCGCTGCGCATCTGGCTGACCGGTCGCAAATCAAAAGCGGCCGCCGTTATAGACGAAAAGGGCTTCAAGATTGGCTCTGAAGTTAAAGTAAAGCTTGAAAAGTCTCGCTTCGGAACTGAGGGTAGAAATTGCACGTTCAGAATTCTGTGGGGCACTCAAGAGATCGGCATTCAAGACGAAGAATCATGGTTTGATGCCATTAAGGGCTCCAAACAAATGGTGTCTGCTGGCTCTTGGTACACCATGACGGTTGGAGATTATTCAAAGAAATTCCAGCCTTCAAAATGGACCGACTTGGTGAAAACTGACGAAGAGTTTAAGGCTAAGGTTTTGGAGCTTATGGAAACAGAAGTAATTCAGAAGTTTGACAGCCGCCAAGGAAATGCAGCAGATTATTACGATAATGAGTGAGCGCAGAATCGATCACATAGCGTTGACCGCAGAAGACCCCGAGTCGGCGGCCAGCTGGTATGAGCGTCACTTCGGTGCTGAAGTTTTATATTGTGATGACACTTGGTCTCTCCTTAAATTCGAGAATATCAACCTTGCCTTTGTTAAAAAGGGCACACATCCACCGCATTTTGCTTTCGAGGTTGATAATTTTAATAATATCGAAGACAAAATTAATATACACAGAGATGGCTCCCGCTCTGTTTATAAAAAAGATCCATGGGGCAACATTTACGAGTTAATTAATTATGAATATGAAAAGTGAAAATAAAAGAGTGCTCATCATTGACGCACTGAACATGTATTTACGGGCTTATATAGTCGATCCTAGCCTCTCTAGGCACGGACAGCCTATCGGGGGCTTAAAGGGTTCCCTAAAGATACTACAGAAGCTTGTGCGCACAACTAAGCCTGACAATGTGATAATCGCATGGGACGGGCCCGATGGTTCGCGAAAGCGCAAGACAATGGACAAGAACTATAAACAGGGACGTAAACCAATTCGGTTAAATAGGGCGTTCCACAATCTAACAGACGACGAAGAAATACAGAATAAGGTTTGGCAGCAAAGCCGACTAATTGAGTACTTGAATGAGATGCCAATTATTCAGACCATGATCGATCAAGTGGAAGCTGACGATGTGATTTCATATGTGTGCAATATGACGCACTATAAAGATTGGCAAAAGATTATCGTGTCGAACGACAAAGACTTTATGCAACTTTGCGAAGATCAGACTGTTTTGTGGAGACCGACAAAAGACGAACTTCTGAATACCAAGAGAATCGTCGAACAGACAGGTGTACACCCAACCAACATGGCATTGGCTAGAGCGATCATCGGCGATGCATCAGATAATTTACCGGGCGTGAAAGGCGTAGGCTTCGGCACCGTGGCTAAGAGATTAAGCTTTTTGGGAGAAGAAGAAACCTACACTGTTGACGATGTTATCGAACATTGCGAGGACATGCTTGAAGAGAGCAAATTAAAAGTTTTCAATAATATTGTTGAAAGCAGGGAGCTAATTGAGCACAATTACAAGATGATGCAACTGTATGCTCCACAGATGTCGATCCAATCGAAAACGGTCGTTAAAGAATCCATAGAAAATTTTGAATTTACTTTTAACAAAACCGGGATCCTAAAGATGATGATTGATGATGGATTTGGTGAGTTAAATTGGGAAGATTTGAAAGCTTCCTTAAACAAGATCATTAGCGATCGTGTTGACGCGGCCTAATAACTAAGCCGTTTTTGCCTTGACTTTAGGCGAATGAATGTTATACTTATAAACACACAGCAGAAAGGGGCAAAATGCTATCAGAAAAAGTAGATTTTGGAAGGTATGGAAAAGCTTTTCAGGAAGGGTTGGTTCAATTAATATTTGAGGATCGACCCTTCGCTGATCAGATAACTGAGGTACTTGACGTAAATTTTTTAGAACTTGAATATTTGCGCATCTTCGTCACAAAAATCCTCCGCCATAGAACAAAATATAGCAAACACCCCTCTGCTGACGCAGTTGTTACGATATTGCGCACAGATCTGGATAGCGAGGACGAGACTGTACGCGAACAAGTAAAAGAATATTTTGCCAGAGTTCAAGCTAAAGAAGTGAGTGATATAGATTATATCAAAGAAACATCTTTAGAATTTTGTAAAAAACAAAAACTCAAAGAAGCCATGATGGAATCAGTTAATCTTCTGCAGGCGTGCTCGTTCGACGAAATTTCAACTGTTATTAATGATGCCCTCAAGCTTGGATCCGACAATAACTTTGGTTACGACTATTTGATAGATTTTGAAGAGAGATTTAAACCAAAATTTAGAAAGCCAATCACGACAGGGTGGGCTGAGGTTGACAAAATCTCAAGCGGAGGGCTTGGTAAAAACGAACTTGGAGTTGTTATCGCGCCAACTGGTGCTGGGAAATCTATGGTGCTGGTACACTTAGGCGCCCAAGCCGTTAAGGAAGGCAAGACCGTGATTCACTATACTCTTGAGCTTCAAGATACAGTTGTGGCATCAAGGTATGACAGTTGTATCACAAGTTACCCTCTTTCTGATTTGAAAAATTTCAAAGATGAGATCTATGAAACAGTAAAAGAGATCGATGGCAAATTAATAGTTAAAGAATACCCAACAAAATCCGCATCGACCAACACCATTAAAACACATCTCTCGAAACTTCACAAGAGAGGTATTAAGCCATCGATGATTGTGGTTGATTATGCGGACTTACTCCGCCCCGTGG